CGCCGTCCGTCTGCAGGTCAATCGCATAATTGACCGAGTAACCCACCAGATCGCCGTCGTCCTCCTGTTTGAAAAGCGAGGGCCATTTCAGACGCAGGCGAACTGCTGAAAGCTGCGTATTGGTAAACGTGCGCGTCCAGGCTGTGGCGCTTGATACCTCAGTTCCCACGCTGATTTCGTTTTCGGTACCGGGAATACCCTGAATATATTTTTGCGCCTGCGTTCCCGCGCGAAACTCCCACGTCACGCCGCTAAAGTTTTGGGAACCGTCGGCATTCTCCAACGCCGTTCCGTCCAGGTAGATATCTTTGCCGGTTAGCTGCCCTGCAAACTCCCCTTCCCCAAGCGCAACGAGGATTTTGGCCTTCGCTACAGATTGCAGATCATCAGGCTGTTCGGTAGGGGTTCGGGAACTGGAACTGCCGCCCTTGCGGCCCTTCAACACTTTTTCTGTAGCCATATTGCGCCCATAAAAAAAGCCACCCGAAGGTGGCCTGAAAAAAGGTTAGTTATCTACTGCTGATCTTCGACATAAATTCCGGCAGAAATAATCGCTCCGCCTATCCGCCGGCGGCCATAAAGGAGCGGTACTGGGTAGCCTTGCGCCGCGGTGTTTGTTACACCACCGAATGCGTAGGATGCGCGGTTATCTGCACTTTGTTTGCTGGCTATGCCTGATGGCTGAGGAGAAAGCATCTGTACAACTCCGCCTAGCATCATTGCAGCACCAAATTTATATAAAAATGGTGAGGCTGCAGCCCATGGAGTGAAGCTAAGCACAGCACCAGCAGCCACCAACACAGCACCTAAAACTGTTTGCAGCACACCAGCTTTTTTCCCCCCAATGATTACAGGTACAATTCTGATCACTTCACCTGTAACGGGGAAGCCAAGGTCATCTACTCCTATGTTTTTCTTCCCTTTGAAAACGGCAAAGGTTAGACCACGACTTTTACTACTAATCATATAACTTTCAAAGCCCGGAATGGTTTTAGCGAGGGCCGTTCCAGCTTCAGATACTTTATTGATAAGGCGGTGGTGGATCTTTCCAAAAATTTTACCAGGCTCGCCACTTAGCTCAATTCGCGTCATTACCTCTTGCATCGTACCCTCTATTCTTTAAATGCTTATTAATCCGCTTTATTCGCTCGAATCATAATATTACATTCTTTATTATTTAACTCTCCAGATTGACCGATACTTCGCTGTATTAAACAGTCATTAGCAAGCTTTTTAACCGCTAGCTTTGCATATACATCACCGTTGTCTGAAACTAATCCGGTGATAAACTCATTGTCAGATCTATTATGCTTCTGTTGCGCTTCCATCATCGCAATCATAAATGCGTAATGGTTAACGTAAGTGGCTGCAACTGAATTAGATTTAATTTCTGAGTGGCGATCAAGGTAATCGTTTACAGTTCCTGCAAATAAATTCAGAGATGTTGATAATAATATTATGCTCAAGGCAAGTTTCATGGTTTCGCTCCTTTGTTTTGAGCAAAGGTTAGCACAGGTCCTTATGGCGAAGTACCTTCATCGTTCTCTCTTGCCAGTAGCCTCCATACGGTACGCGTTGGCTCAAGTGTCCGTAAAGGTGGTGCAGCAGCATATTTCCCTCCAGCAGAATTCCCGCATGATTCCACTTATCAGCCTGGACCTGCATGATCACCATATCGCCGGGTTTCGGCGGCCCGTCGAATTCACGGAATCCGCACTCATACCAGCAATCTTGGTAGAAGTTGTCCGGATAGTCGTTTTCCCACCAATGATAATCCACCCGGTAATCGTGGAGCTCAATACCATGCGTTTGCCGGAAATAACTCATTACCAGCCCCCAGCAGTCGAAGTGTCCAAGCACAAACGGACGCTCCAGCAGCGGCAGTTCTCCGCGTGGCTGGATGGTGCGTAAATCCCCCTCCGGCCAGCTCACGATGTGCCACGGCAAAAGCGTTGCATCGCATTGCGCTTTATCCAGTTCGCTCGGTTGAGTTGTGGCATCAGGGTGACTGTGAGCTATGGCGATCACCGTTCCCCAGTCCTCAGCAGCTGCGTAATCCTCTGGCGAGAGGTGGAAATGTTCCGTCGGCTCTGCAGCGAGGTTACGACAAGGGAAATATCGTTCAACACGGCTTTTCTGCACCACCACGCCACAGCACTCGCGAGGATATTCTGCTGCAGCATGCGCCATAATTGCATCAATGGTTTTCTGACGCATATTAACTCCTGATCAAAGACGTGCCCGGGAAACCACCATGCGAAAGCTCGTTATTTTCACCGAACCGAAGTTTGCAGGCCGTCAGCGTGCCGTTGCATTCGTCCAGAGACGGGTCGCTCACCGGGTTGTTGTTTTTATCGAAATAGCGGGTGCCGGCATAGTCGCAGCCGTCGCCGGTGCGATATTTATTCCGGATGCACCAGGTACACAGGGAATGAAGCTGTCGCGTCGGGATCATTTGCCCCTGCAGGTCCATCGGGCTTGAGAGTGTGAACTCAACAACTTCATTACTTTCACTACTCTTTGAATCGATGTAGAAAATCTTCAATTTTTCCTGCGTGGGATCGGCTGTCGCATTGCCATCCGCGAAGTTTTTTGCATCAAGATATTTGCCTAACGTGTCATGGATAGTCACCTTCGCCTGCAGCATATCGTCATAGGCAAGACAAAGAGCTGTGATGGAGCTATCAAGGTTTGCTACCGATAATTTTGGTTGCGCGCTGCTCCCGCTAGTAGAAGCTTCGATCCCCTCAATCTGACATGGCCATGCTTTGTATTCCTCCCCCTGCCACCAAATTGATTTAGCTGGAAGCTTATCTTCATCACCCCCGGCCGCGACAATTTCAGCTTCAGTATGTGCCAGACTGTAGCTGTGAAACCGCAGAACCTCGCCTGTTCCAAAGGCCGTTCCATCGACCTCGTAAAGCCTGACCTCATCGCCAGGCTCAAGCTTCTGATAATCTTCATTTAGACTCATGGTTTGAATGCCTGTTGGAAAGTTGCGGAAAGGGAGTAGTTCTCACCTCCCATCGGAGTGGGCTTATACTCGGCACAACGATATAACCCAAGCGGCTCAAGCGGAGGTTTCCACTGGAATGATTTTGTTCCTCCATGCCTGTCAAGAAAGGTTTTGATCGCCTGAACGTATTCTTCAGTCCCAACAAAATTCAGTTCCCACTGCTGGCTGCGAGGATTGAGGCCATCGCCGGAGATCTGCTCGTAGCCATCCCCAAACTTGGCGCTTCTCGTCCTGAATGAGACGGTTTGTGTCGGACTGACTCTGGGGCTCCAGGTAAAAGTTTCGATAGCCATGTTTATCGGGTTCCTTTCATTGCGTTCCAGATATCACCACCAGGTCGGATATCACGCATGACATTCTGCTTGTATCGCTGATCGACGTAACGGCCTACATCGGTACCGAATTGTTCCAGACCTGCAGGTGCCTGTGTCGATGTGTTACCGTTTGAATCGATGTTTATATAAACCTTCGGTGCCGTGTCACCTCCCGCTGCACCACTATTTACAGCACGCACGCCAAGTGAACCATCAGCTGCGCGGGTCAAAGGCATAATCGCTTCTGGTCCCGCCTCCCCCATTACCCCAGCCCCTTTCGCGAATGCGAAAAACGTAGGGTTATCTACGACCTGACCGCTGTAAGCGCTCAAATCTGAGGAGGAATAAACGCCTCCTTTAGCGTTGAACTGGAAGTTACTGCCATAGTCGGCAATGGCTGTTCCTGAACTGGCCGCCGCACCGCCTCCAACAGCTCCAAACACACTCGAACCTACGCTCATGATTGAGCTCAGAATCGTATTAGTTAGCAACGCCTGGGCTGCCATGTCGACGAGGTTTTGAATTATCGACTGAGTAAGCGTGGAGAAGAGGTTGATCATGCCCTCTTTAAAGGTCTGCGTTTTAGTCAACAGCCCCGTCAGAACATTAGTGGTACGCTCCCGGGTAGCATCCACCAGGCCGATTGCCAGATTATTGAAGTCACTCTGTGAGCGATATAATTCCAGCGCGGTCTGATACTGAGCATCAGCAGAATCTTTACTACTCTTCTGCATCAGCATTTCGTACTGCTGCTTACTTACTGCTCCATTGCGATAATAGGTCTCGATCAAGCTTTGCTGCTGTACGAGTTGATTTCTTTGCTGGGCTAGCGGGTCAACGTCCCCGGCAAGCTCAAGCCGTGGCGCTGATAGAGCATTAGCCTGGGCCTGTAGGATTTGTCGGGATGTTTCCTGTGAAAGTGTGACACGCGCAGCCATGTACTCTTTTTCAGTAAGCAAGCGTGCATCAAAGAGAGACTTCAGCTCCTGACTGGCTTCCTTTTCCTGATTGATTGCCGAGCGCGCGGGTGAGTACTGCTCAGCAAGTTCTGCGCGTTGCTTCTGGTAATTCTCAGCATTCATCAGCAGCGTGCGCTGCAGGTCCTGCTCAGTGGCTCCATTTTTACGGGCAGCTGCGATCAGTTTTTCCTGGCTGGCTTTTTCCTGAAGATCAATTTTCCCAAGGCTGGTTGCATGAGCTTCTTCTATCTCCCTGCGCAACTGAAGGTACTGATTAACCGTTTCCTTCTTGGCCTTTTGAGTATCCTCACCGGTCCACGGAGTAGTGACACCCTCACCGGCCTTTGCCGTCTCCGCAGAAATAGTTTTGATATCACTTGCAAGCGATTTGGCTTGATCTGCAATCCCTGTCTGGACCAAAAATCGCGCCTTGCTGACGTTCTCGAGATTAGACTGCGTAGTTTCTAACCCCTTATTCACAGATTCGAGATCAGCTTCAGCTCGTTTTTTACTGTCTTCTACGCCTTTTTTCTGTCGGAATGGGTCAAAACCACCGAGGCTATCAAGCCTGCTGTCTGCGTCCTGAATCTCCTTGATCAGCTGGTTGCGCTGGGTGACCTGATTTTCATACTGGTCTTGCAGGTCAATCTGCTTAACGGCCAGTTGTTTATCAGACATCTGCATCAGCGCAGCAGTAGTCTCAATAACAGCATCCTTGAGGTTAATTGCTGACTGCCGGGCATCCTTCGCCTGCTGATGAAAATACAGTAGCGCCGAACCCGCCAGCATTGCTGCGCCGAACGGTCCACCAACCAGTGCTAAAGCCCCGCGAGCAAGTCCAACGGCAACCGAGGCAGCCCGAGCAGATACTGAGACCTGGCGATTTGCTGCAGCCAGCTGCATTTTCGCTCGGGTTGCCAGATTCGTTTGCTCGGTTTCTTCTCGAATTAACCGGTTAAACTCCCCCTGGTAATTAACGTTCAGGCCTTGTTGCCTGGCGGTCTTCTCCATCTGGCGGTAGTACCCAAACTCGGCATCATTGCGCTTAAGTGTGGCGGCAGTTGCTTCAAGCGTTTTGCGTGCACCGTCAGCCTGGGCCGCAGCCGCAGCTCTTACAGCTGCCTGATTTTGTTGCCAGGCGCTTACGTTTTCACGAAGACCTGCAGTTAGTTTTGTCGAGAGAACGGGGATCAATGTGTACAAAGCTACGCTTGCAACAGCATTGAAATTATCGGTGAGCAGGTTTATTCCATCGGTTACTGACTGAATGCCTGAGCGCAGGGGGCCAGTACTGCTTTGACCAATCTTAATGATCATGCCTTCAAACGCACTGGTCAGTCCCATGATGTCGCCATTCAGGTTATTTACGCGAATAGCGGCCTGCTCATGCGCAGTCTGGGTGCCGGTGAGGGCCTGGGTTAATGCATCAAGTTTGCTGCGGTTGTCCACCAGCACGGAGGCCGCATTGATATTCTCAACCCCGAAAAGCTTTACAGCCTGTGCGGTAGAAAGATTTTTCTTCGACAGGTTTTCAAGCGCGCCACTGAGACCTACGACTGAAGGTTTCAGTGTTTTGTCAGTGCCTTTCTCAAGGGACAGGATCACGTTTCTTAACGCGGTACCAGCTTCACCGCCTTTGATTTCACGCTCTGCAAGAACCTGAATCGCTGCGTTCAGCGTTTCAAAGCCGACTCCTGCCTGTGCAGCGGCCACACCGCCATTTTTGATGGCTGCGGCTGTATCTGCGATTTCGGATGCCCCGAACTTGGCGCCAGCTGCCAGCACGTTGATATAACGGTCAGCTTCCTGAGCCCCTGCTCCGAACTGATTAAGTGAAAGGGCGAGAGTACGGGTTGCGTCAGGCAAAGTTGAGCCTGCGGCCTGAGCAAGCGTAAGCGCGCTCTTTGTCGCCGCAGTAAGCCCGCCTGCGGTCTGAAGAAGTTCAGGCTTAGCGGACGCCATCAACTTCAGAGCTTCCACAGCCTGGCTCGCACTGTATTCAGTGCTGCGCCCCATTTCCTGAGCCGCTTCATCGAGCGTCTTTAACTGAGTTCCCGTCGCACCAGTGATGGCTGACAGATCGGACAGAGCCTGCCCGTATTCCCGGGTTGTCGTGATGATTGCGCCAAGAGACAAACCGGCACCAGCAAAACCTGCCAGACGACCAGCAACACCGGTAATGGTTTTACCCATCCTGGCATAGGCTTCGTCTGTCTTTTTAGCATCTTCTTGCGCGTTACGGTTGAAACGCTTTGAGGAGTTCTCAGCATCGCCGTATGCGCCCATCAGCTGAGATTTAAAATTGGCTGCGTTGAGATGCAGCCCGACGGCAAGGGAGGCAACGTCAGCCATTACATTAATGCTCTCATAACGGCCGCACACTGATCGTCAACATTACTGACTGCAGCGGGAGGCGGGGTTTCAGGGGGTGGCCCACTCTCCTCGCCTGGACGGCTAATAGCACCGGTACGCAGGAAATACGCGCGCCAGTGGTAGAGAGTTTCTACCGGGAGTGAAGCTATCTTTGACGGATCGGGCTCGCCCCAGCGGTCAGCCAGCCAGAAAATCAGCTCAAGCCAGGGCGAGTTGGTTAGTTTTTTTCCGCATCCTCAAGCTTGCCCAGAGCATGCTTTTTAACGGTGGCAATTGCGTCCAGCAGCGCCACGTTGTCGTGCGCTTGCAGCAGCTCTGCTGCAGTTGGTTTGTCTTCAGTTGCGATAAGGCTGCCGTCAGGCTGAACGAGGCAGTCGACAATCAGCTGTACGCTGAGCTCTGAAGCTTTGCGGGCATCTTCAGCGATCTGACTGTCACGCAGCGCTTCTTCATGATCGATAAGTTCGCCAGCAGTCATTCGGCGAAGATGAACGGTGGTCCCAAAAATTTCTGTGGTAACAACGGCGCTTTTAGGCTTCAGAAGAGCTGATTTCAGTGCAGAAACATCGATAGTAGACATAGTTTTTCCTGAGAGTTAGATAATAAAAAGCCGCCAGAAGGCGGCCAATAAAAATTTTGGTAATCAGCTGCCCGCTGCAGTACCCCAGGTGATGTTGTTCTGTTTTCCCTGAACGGTAATCTGAATGACTTCACTTGCCGGGGCGGTGATTTCATTCATCTGCCAGCCGGACAGCGCCAGGATCATATTCGCTGTTCGTCCGTTTGGCAGTTCAACGTAAAACTGTACGGTTTCTCGGTTTTCTGCTGCGTTGAGGAAATCGGCAAAGTCCTGATTGGCTGGATCGTCGATAAAGCCCAGCGATTTTTCCGGGCCTTCAGGCAGGTCAGAAATAAACTGTTTGCTGGTATCAATCAGCGTAGTGCAGTCTACAAAGCTGCCCGTCTGACCTGTAGCACCCAGTGCTTTACAGTTGATGAGGGGTTTCATTGTTGCTACGTCGCTGCCCGCGGCGCCCCACATAACGACGGTGCCAGCAGGCAGCATCGCGTACTCTGGCGAAGTTTTGTCAGCCATAATTTCTCTCTCTTTGAAGGTGGCAGCGAGCGCTACCGATGGTTTTCAATGCGGTCGCGTATTTCTATCGCAAGGATGCGTAGAACTTTCGCTTTCTGATAATCCAGCGCTGGACGAATGAAGGGGCTGGCGACCTGCTTAACGGTCCCCATCTCCTGCGCCAGCGCTTTGATGAAGTGTTTTTTGCTCGGGCCAACACGAAGATAAACAACCGCATTGCCTTTAGCTTTCGAAGAAGATGAGCGGATTTTTATTGAATCGCGCATGTGCTCATCTTTTGCTGATTCGTCATAACCAGCATGCGCTTTCATATCCTCAAGAACAGGCTCAAGAGCCGCTTTCCCGGCATCCCGCAAAACCTGCGTACCAACCTTTTCACCAAGGCCAAGGAGCTGACGTTCGAGTTCCTGAAGCCCTTTCACCTCCATGCGGATCATGATTACTCCTCATAAAAATAAAGTACGTAATCGCGGATGAGCCTGTACTGAACTTGGTTGCTGGTAAGGGTCGCCTTGTCCTGCAGAATATTTCCACGCTGAACATATTGAACCGGATAACCTTCAAGCTCTCCGTGGATAATGCCTTTCCAGTGAGTCCAGATAGCTTTATCCAGTTTTACCAGCCCGGTGTAATCACCCACTTTGTACATAGAGATTTGAAAGCGGCCAGCTATCAGTCCTGTGCGCACCATGCCGTTTTCGATATCCGGATCTGAAATCAGCTGAAAAGTAATGCCGGTTTGCTCGTTGTCTGGCAGCAGGAGAGGATAAACAGCCATTCCGGACAGACGTTCAAGCGAAGTTTTAATTGCCTGTTCTATCATGTCGTATATCCCTTTCAGCCGTAATCACACATCGATCAGGATTGCTACGGTCAACTGCGCGTACGGTGAAGACCTCTTGATTCCACGTTATTTTCCAGTCAGCCTGAATGTCTGGACGAACCCGGATCGTGAATAGCCAGGTTTCAACTACTTGCTGCTGGTCGATTGTGCGGATTTTTCGATTGGATACGTTTTCAGCCTTTGCCCATACAGTCGCAACCACCACCGCGATTGACGGGAGAGGTTCGCCAAGCGGCCCTCGCTGAATTTCCAGTTTCTCTAATCTGATGCGTTTGTTAAGCTCGCCAGCACGTAAAGAACTCATAGGCCATAAATCCTGTAAGGCTGAAGAAGAGCTTCTACGGCGAAGGGGACCTGAGCCACTGTCTCACCGATAACCACAGATTCACGATTCGCATACCAGTGACCAATCAGCAGTAGCATTGCCGCCTTAACATCATCATTCAGTAAAATCGGGTCCGGGTCGTCTGCGTAGCCAGGTGAGCTTTGGTTTTCATAGAGCGTTCGCCTTGTCCATGTCTGGACGTAACGCGCCGCCGCACCGGTGTATAAAGTCAGCAGGGCATCGTCTCCGGAAAAATCGGTATCAATGCGGCAGTGCTGTTTCACCACATCAAGGTCGACCATTATTTTTTCGCCTTCTTGTCCGCTTTTACTTCCGGCTGTTCCTGCTGCTGTTCCTGCTGCTGTTCCTGCTGCTGTTCCTGCTGCTGTTCCTGCTGCTGTTCCTGCTTTGCAGGATTTTCTGATTCTTCGAGCTTCGCATAACCTTTCTTGATGAGCTCGCGCCCGTGCTGTTCCAGAGTTTCCAGCGGAAGCCCTTCAGTAACGACGGTACCGCCGAAATAAATCGGTTTGAGTGCGATCAGTTTCATTTTCCCACCTGTGAAAGCGGCCCGCAGGCCGCCGTTAAGGATTACGCGCCGCCACCTGCTGCAGGCGCAGTGAAGGAGCCGTAGATGAACGCTTCAGGGCGTTTCACCGCCAGGGCCAGACGCTCTTCGCAGCGAATCGAGATCATGTTTTTCTCAAAGTCGTCGGCGTTCTCAGTGGAGATCACCACGTTGGCGTCTTCACGGTCAAACAGCTGTGCCGCAGCGTTGAATGCACCGGTCAGGAACTTGCCCTGGAATGCTGCGGCTTCGGTTGCTACCACCGGCAGGCCCCAAAGGGTAGGACCAGTCAGGGCCGCTGGGTTCGCCAGGATATAGCGGCCCAGCGTGTCTTTGGTGAGTTCAATCTTCGCCCAGTCGATGAAGTGCAGGACGTGGCCGGAAGCCGGGAAGCGTGCCAGCTGAGCCTGCAGCATTGCGAGGCGCAGATCGTCGATGCCGTTCTGTTGTTCTACGGCGAACGCAGCATCGTACGCCGAGGCCTGCGGCACGATGCCTTTCAGGTGCGCACCGGTACCGTCGCCAAAGAGAATTTCCTGTTCTTCCACATACTTCAGTCCGTAACGCATCTCGGCGTCGATAGTGGACTGCAGCTGCGCGAAGTCATCCAGAATCTGTTTGGACGCCTTGAACATGTGCGCGATGGTGGTGACCGGCGTGATCTGCGTGGCGAACTGGATATCGCTGTACGGCTTGGCGGTGCCTTCCGGCACAACTTTCGCCGCATTGGTGAAGCCGGTTTGCTGCACCCAGAAGATGGCCGGTGCTGAGGTGCGGCCAGGCGCGATCAGATCGCGGATGAAAAGGCGCTGTTTCGGTGCGGTGTCGATACCCGGCAGACGCTGCGGTTCAACCACGCCGGTGACGACATCCGTGGAAATAAGCGCGGCGTTCACCGGTACGCTGACGCGCTTACCGCCTTCCACGCTTGCCGCGAATGCTTTCAGTGCTTCGCTGCTGATGACGGTCTGGCCAACGGTCTCGATCACCTTTGCAGCGTTGGCCAGCGGCATCTGGGCAACATGTTGCTCCAGTTCGCCCATTGCGGCCTTCAGGGTTTTTTCAGCTTCACGCAGCGCATTGAACTCAGAAGCCATTTTATCAACGGCAGCTTTTGTTTCTTCTGACAGCCTGCCTGACTTCTGCGCCTCTTTGAGTGCGTCTTCTGCTTTCGCGTTGAATTTGCCGGTTGCCTCTTCAATGCTGGCAGTGACTTTTTTCAGAATTTCGTTTACTTCAGACATAAAGGGTCCTTATTTGACTAACGCCGCAAGAGCGCTTTCAAGTGAATTGAGGGTTTCAGGTTTGATATCTTCGGCAGCGCCCGGCGTACCGTCATTGGTGGTGACAGCGCCAGGCATGCCACCGGATAAGGCTTTAATGAGTTTTCGGCGCTCAGAGCGCGGAGTGTTGGTTTTGGCAAGTAGCGCATCGAGTTTTCGCAGCGCGGCAGCGGGTGATTCATCACCATCGCTGACTTCATCAGCAGAAAGGAGGCTGTCCGCCAGACCTTTCGCCACGGCATCACTGCCACCGATATAGCTTTCTGCATCCATCAGCTTCTGTACGGCGGCCATGTCAAGACCGGAACGCGCAGCGTAGATGTCAGCCATTGCGGTATCGAATGGTTCCAGGGACTGCGCCAGTTCAGCAAAGTCATGGCGGTTTCCCATCGCGTAAACCCAGCAGTTGTGGATCATCAGGAAGGCACCACGACCAATCTGAATATCATCACCGCCCATTGCGATGATCGAGGCGGCACTGGCTGCAATGCCAAGCACCTTCACCGTTACACGGCCTTCGTAATCGCGGAGAAGGTTGTAGATAGCCAGGCCTTCGAACATGTCGCCGCCTGGGGAGTTGATATTTACTGTGACATCAGCGCCATTCATGGCCCGAAGTGCACCAGCAATACGCTTAGCTGTCACTCCTTCGCCCCAGTAGTCCTGTCCGATAACATCAAAAACAGAAATGCTGTTTTCGTCGGAGGCCGCAGCTTTGATCCCGCCGTCCCAGCGGTCCAGTGCGGACGGTAATGTTTCACAGGTAACGCGCGCGCATGGGCGACCCGCCGGTGCTACCGGAAGTTGTTTTTTGCTCATCAGGAAAGTGCTCCTAAGCGGCCTGTTTCAGTGGAGATTGTTCAAAGGAAATATCGGGGAATACGTGGTTATGCAGTTCTCTCAGAGCCAGAGCCTGAACAGCAGGATTGATGCTTTCGAGATTTTTCAGTTGCGTCAGGTTGAGTTGAACGGTGTAAATGTCACCCCCTTCAATCGGCGGCATGTTCTCTAGACGGCGAACGTCATTGCGGGACATCCAGCCATTCTGAAGCGCACTGGTATAGTACGCAGCACGGCCGGCACTATCGGCTCGCAGTAGACCTTCAACGGAGAACTCTGCAAACACGTCATCATCGCTGTCGAGTAAGCACCGGTCAATTTCCTGCTCTATGTTCACCAGCAGCGGTCGCAGGGTGTGCGTCAGGAACTGCAGGTTCATACCCTCAAGGCTTGACGCCCAGCTGCTTTGCTTCGTGGTGTGACCGACCATGAAAGGAGGAACCCGGAACCAGCGGCAGATTTCCTCAATACTGAATGAGCGGCTTTCCAGCATCTGGGCGTCTTCCGGATTCATGGTAACGCCCTGATACTTTAGTCCTCCCTCCAGAACCATAATTTTCCCGGCGTTCTTTGAACCGGTAAACTTAGCCATGTACTCACGGAGCCTTTCCCTTTGCTCATCGTTTAATGCTTGCTCCGCTGTCAGGAATCCAGAACTTTGTAACCCTTGCTCGAAAATTTTGGCCGCGGACTCTTCAACCGCCATTGCTGAACCGATCACATCCCGGCCTGTTTTCATCGGCATCATGCCGCAAACGCCGTCAAGACCGAACCCGCGAATGTGCATGATGTTTTTGACGGGAATGACGCGCTCGTTACCGTTTTCAGTGTATTTGTATTCCAGCGCCCCGGTCACGAGACGTTTAACCACCATGTTCTGCGGCAGCAAAGGCACCAGCGAAACCAGGCGGTTTGCAATGAATTTCTTCTCAATGAAGGCGTTCCCGCGCAGGCAAATACTGGCGACCACCATCAACATAAAGCGTGATGGTGTCATTTCTGAATTGGGTCGGCGGCACAGTATCGAATAGGCCGGATGATCGGTTGCCGCTTTGCGCGAACCGTCAGGCTGTCGAACGTATATTTTCAGCGGAAGGGTTGAAATAGACTCGCTTAACAGTCTTACGCATGCCCACACAGCCGATAGCTGGATGGCTTTATCGGCCGTGACCACCTTCCCGCTGCTGCTGGTGCCAAACCATTCCTCCCAGAACGTGCCGGTAGTCAGGCTGATAGGCACACCGAGCCAGTTAAGCAGAGCGCTTTTAACTCTGCCTGGCTGTTTGTTTTTTTTCATCAGAAACCTACCATGATGGGATTATTGAAGAATCCGGAGAGATCCTGCTGGTCGTTGCCACCGTTAACCAGAACGCGGCTCATTGCTGTGAACAATGCCGCCGGGCCATCAATCTTGGCCTCTGGTGTGGACTTGTTCGGGAAAATGTTCTCGTTCCGGTCAGGTTTGACGGTTACGTTGGACATCATCCAGTTCATTACCGGGTGATCGCTGTGATGGAAGCGGCCACCGTATACCAGTGCTTCGACCTCTTTCATCGCCTCAGAGAAATTGCGAACCGTCTGCGGTACTTCCACCAGCGGCAGCCCTTCTTCTGCCAGCGCAAGGCTGAACTGCGTCGCACTCCACGGGTCGAAGCCAATTTCTTTCAGACTCTCGCCAGCAACCCACACCTGCAGCTCTTCTTTAATCTGAGCATGGTCGATTACATCCCCGTCGGTAAGGATCAGCTTGTCCATCTCGGCCCACTTACGATAGAGCTCTGCCATCTGGCGTGAACATTTCTCAAGGCGTCCTTCGGGCAGCCAGAATTTAAAATCCGCATGAACGTGGCCACCTGGCGCGCGCCAGACTTTAGCGGCTGCACAGATATCAATTTTGTTTGAAAGGTCAACGCCTACCCAGGAGGGATAGGTTTTAAGTTCGTGCTGCGGGGCGATAAACTCGCATTTTTCCCATTTCATCATGTCCATCCAGGCAGACTCAGCTGTTACCCAGATATTCATGTGTTTGGTGAAAAAGTTAATCCTGGCCGAAACCTGCTCTTTCGCCTTTTTAGCCAGGCGGCGCAGGTCATCCCAGCGCTTACAGATACCCAGCCCCGGATTCGCCTTCTGCCAGACTTTTTCATCAAAGGGATCGTCACCTTCATCTAAGGTGTAGATGATGGCAAAAAACGTATCGTCTTTTACCAGTCCACGCAGCACCTTGATGGCGTAATCACGCAGTTCGTAGCAGATACCCTCTTTGTTGAAGCCCGCTGTGGTAATGCCGAAAAGCAACGACTGCAGGCGCGCGCCGGTTGCCGTCTCCAGAACGTCCCATACATCACGGGTTTTATGTGCATGCAGCTCGTCGACGATGGCGCAGTGGATGTTCAGGCCGTCGAGGTTGTTCGCATCTGATGATAAAGGCTCGAATTTGGAGGCCGTTTGCTCCTGGTAGATAGCGAGCTTGTTGAATTCGAAGATCCGCCCAAGAGTGGCTTTCGCCTTCTTGACCATATTTTTCGCGTCTTCAAAAACAATTCGCGCCTGGTCACGGGTGGTTGCAGCGGAATAAACCTCCGCACCACCCTCGCCGTCAGCGCCAGCCATATAGAGCCCAACGCCGGAGCAAAGTGTTGATTTGGCATTTTTACGGGCCACCTCAACATCTGCTGTACGGAAACGCCGAACCATCACCGGCCGACCGCTGCCGTCGTTACGCAGAACGGTTTCCCCCGTCTCTTCGTTAACCAGCGGGATAACAAAACCAAAAATATTAATCAGGATGAAAACATGCCAGTCCATCAGCTCAATAGGCTGGCCTGCCAGCGCGCCCTTTACGTGAGGAACAAAATTATAGAAATTCAGAATGTGCTGCGCGCGTGGCTCACTGAAGAAAATACCGCGCTCTTCGCCGTGTGCCAGATCGTCAAGAAAACGCTGGCAGGCAAGGCGCACATACTCACAGGCAATTATTTCCCCCGCCACCACCCTCTCGGCGTAGCGGATGCCTTCTGCAACCTTAGCCATTAATCCCTCGCTTTCATAAACTCGGCCAGCGGGTCAACCGCATCAGGACCTTTTGCATTCACTTTCGAGCGGCTGGCTGGTGTCATCCCGAACTCTCCGAGCATGGCGCGAAGGCGTTTCCAGGCATCAGCTTTCATGATGGCTGCCGGGTGAGCTTTGATCATCACATCCCCGCTCTGTGTTTCGGTCCGGTAGGTGTACCCCTCAATTTCAAGCGTGTCGCAGTGGTGCCGGTATTCGGTATAAGCCTCAACCAGCAGCTCAAGGGCTCTGGCGTCCAGTTGAGACATCACACCGATAGCATCGAGCTCGTCGGCCATCCGTTTAAACCAGTACTTCCCCTGCTTGTCGAAATGCTTCGGCGTTGGGGGTACCCCTGCAGCTGGCTTAGGTTCGTTTTCATTAATCGGGCGTTTTGATGGGTTACCCCTCACCAAACGTAGATGGGTCGGGGTTTTCGGTGGTCCAGACATAATCGAAAACTCCTATTAATCATCGAATGGGGGACCCCATAAAAAAGTTTTCTAACCTGCGGCGATGTGAAAAGAGGTTAGGCGGCGGTCCTTAAGGGCCAAGCCCCTGAACTTTCTACCCGCCCTCCCCCAATGATTTCAAGTGCAATTATTCACGTTGAAATGATTGCATTTGAAATCATTTCTCTTTCCATCAGTCGAGGTGGAAGTCATCACTGAGGTTGCGCCGCCGCGCGCTGCTGGCATTGTGCGGACAGGCGCTGGAGTTATGTCCTGACTGGCCGCAGTAACTGCAGCGCAGGTTCGCACGGCGGGCTGAGCCTCCCCATGTCTTTGGGCAGTTCGCTACGGTGTGCAGCGTCGAGCCGCAGTAGGTGCAGCGTGTATAGCTCATCGGGTTCTCTCCGTTGCGGTCTTGGCTTTATGGCAGCCGCGGCAAATTGATTCCAGATTAGAGAGATCGTCAGTACCGCCGTGAGCTTTCGGCTTGATGTGGTCCACCGTCTCAGCGGGTGTATACCTTCCATTTCGCAGGCATTCCTGACAAAGGTGTTTATCTCTGTCGAGAACGATTTGGCGCAGCCTGTCCCACTTACTGCCATAACCTCGCTGATGCCTGCTCTGCCCTCGCTGATGCTGCTGCCAGCCTTCATTGCGGTGATGTTCGCAATATCCAGAGCGGTCGGTTGTAGTCCCGGAGCAGCCACGCTTACGACAGGCGCGGGGGATGGCCGCTGGCATTAGCACTTACCATAGAGCAGACCGCCAGGCTTCAGTGCGTTGCGAATAGCATTGCTCACTGCGTCATTCACTGCCTGTTGCAGGCCAGCGGTTGACGCTGCCTTGGCAGCTATCGCAGTCTGAAGGGATGTGAACAGATCGCTTTCACGTACAGCCTTGAGAACCAATTCTTGCATCTCGTCGGTTAGTCGCGCCTTGGTGGCTGTGCCTGTCGCTGAAGCAATTGAACTGATTGGTTCAGCGGTGGCATTATTGCCATCAGCGGGATTAGCTCCATCATGACTAATTGCCCCAGGGAAACCACCAAAAGCCAGACCACCATTGAAGGCCGTCTCTTCATTATTGCTGGCTGATTGAGCGGCTTCATGGACCTTAAAGCGATCAGCCTTAAACGTTGCCTGCTGCTTTCCTTCTTCAACTCCGAGGGTCATGCCAGCTTCGTGCGGCTTGCCTTTGCCGGCGACGTTTAATTTAACGATGTAGCTCTTAGACAATACGGCATCGTCGATCTTCGCATCGGTAACGAACACCTCGCCGTTATTAATAATCAGCACCCCGCTCTTTTCGAAAGACCAGCCATCTTTCAGGACTTTGAATGCATCGCTGTTACGGATTTTGTCGTCCAGCTCATCAATAGTTTTTTGTACGTCTGAAGTGTCCAGCTCAACGCCAATGGTGATTGCGCTGCAATACTGCTTCACACCAAAACGAGTATTTACCAGATGCTTAATGGCAAACTCCTGCCCTTCAGCAGTCAGGAAGGTGAAATAATTTTCCTTTTGATATTCCGTCGCGGTATGGCGTGTTTCAGCGAATCCCAACTCTCGAAGCTCAGCAGCACCAGATTTAGCTGGCAGGTCACCAGACTGAAGCGCGCCACGGAAAAACAGCGAATACAGAACATCAGTCGCAGCGCCGGACAAAGTAATGATTTTCTCACTCATGATTTATTTCCTTTTAGGCGTGAGCCTGTCGCACGGCAAAGCCGCCGAAAGTTAACGGTTTGCCCAGGCTCACAGCTGAAAGACTTTCTTTGATGTGCGCGTGCGATGCGCATTAAAAAGCCCCGCGTCAGCGAGGCATGTTTGT